CGCGTGCGTGAACGCGACCATGTCGAGGTCCCTGCGAGGGCCTTCTCCGTCCGCGCCCGCAGAATCGACAGTGCACTCGTCCGCGATCGTGTTCCGTGTCGCGTAGTCGACCGCCTGCACCGTCACGGGGACGGTGGCTTCCTCGATCTTCTTCAGGACGGCCTGGACGGTCGGGGCACCGGACAGGCGACCGTCACCCGCGCAGGCCTTCGCCTGCTCCAGCTCGTCCAGCAGGTCACCACGCGTGCACACCCGCACGGTCAGGGTGACTCTCTGAGAGTCACTGATCCACTTCTCGACGTCGAAGTCGTCGTCTTCGGCCACGTGCCAGCCTTCCCGCGCCATCTCGCACCGGTAGTGGTCTGCGGCGAGCCGGGAGGGGTGCGCTGCGCTCCCGGCCCGCCACGCTCTTACGCTGCGACCGTGACGTCCCGGACCCGGTTCCCCGACGTGATCACCTCCTGGGTGATCTTGAACTTGCCGTTCGCCTCAGGCGGCAACGGCAGCTGGGCGCCCATCGTCACCGTGTCAATCCACACCTTCTGGGTGGAGGCGAGGGCCGTGTCGAACGCCATGCCCATCCGGTAGACGAGGTACCCCTTACGGCCCATCGTCAGCTCCTTGTACGCGGCGTTCGCGAGGTTCGTGTTCGTCGGGTCCTGCGGGTCGAACACGTACACGAGCGGCTCGACCGTCGGCTTGAACCTGCCCGCAGTCTCGAAGACCTGCGGGGAGCACAGCCGCGCGTCCTCGCCCTTCTCCTGGGAGCCGCCGACCTTGAACCCGTCGGTCGTCAGGTAGCAGGTGATGTCAAAGCCCGCGGTGATCTCGGCCACCGTCGGGGCTGACGTGTCCGCCAGCGCCGGCACAAACCAGACGCGGGTCATGCCGTCGCTGGACACGCCCGGGGGGATCGTCGCCATCAGATGTTCTCCTTGTTCAGGTCAACCGACGTCCCGAGCGGGACGAACGGCTTCGCGGGAAGTGGCTGCCCCCCGGCATCCGCCGCGGGCTTGTCGAGGACGTCATGCACGTCACTGTCGGGGGAGGCCACGGAGTACTCGTGGCCAGTCCGCTTGTCCTTCACACGCACCCAGTCGGTCATGGGCGTATCTCCGATCACTTGGTCTTCACTTCCACGATCAGTCCGGCTACCGCGACAAGCCTGTCTGGGACATCCCGGTCCATCTGCGGGGCCGAGGCGGACATGACGACGGGACGCCACCCGTACGGCCTCCACGTCTCCACAGCGGTGGCCAGACGACCCGCAGCCCACCGGCACCGGTCCACCGCCACACGCTCGGTGTCCCCCTCGGCGATCACCCGGAATACGACAGTCGAGCGGCTGCCGGTCAGTGGCCCACCGAGAAGCTCTACGTGGGGCCTCGGGACTGACACGTGGGCGACGATGTATCTGCTCGGAGGAGGATCATCGGGGGCGTCCGAGAAGACGAGAACACCGTCGACCGGCGGCAGGATCACAGGATGTCCTCACCAATCTGACCGACCCACTTCGCGAGGGACTCTTCAGCCGCCGCTACGTGCTGGAACGGGTCCATGACGGGAGCCGACATCGCCGACCCGAACGTCGCGATGTGTGCCAGCACACCCTGATTCCCGTCACCGAACGTCACCTTGACGGCAGACCCTGAGCTACCTTCTACCTCAACAGCATTCGGCAAGCTGGGGAGGTGACCGTGGCCGTCCGCCTCGGCACGCCACTTCACCGCTAGGGCGAGGGCCTCCTTCATCACCGACTTACCGACCTCGATCGGGACGAAGACGGCAGCCTTGGCCAGCGCTTCCGCTAACTCCTCCAGGCCCCGACTGCGCGCGCTGATCACGCGACGACCTCGCACGGCAGACGCCGAGCCGTCTTCAGTGACCCTGCGTGAGGGCCGTCGCCCCGCCACATCTGCCCCACCAGCGCGGGGTCGTACACGGCGGCGGTGATCTCGGCTACGTCACCGGGGACAACCGCCGCGGACTCCACTACCGGAAGGTGCAAGGTCGGGGAGCTGACGACGTCAGCGACGTCACCTGCCTCCGCCATCCGCGGCACGGACCGCGCGTCCTGGGCCCTACACCGACCCGAGTAGACGACGTCGGCAGCCGCCGATGACCACTCTCCGGTCGTCTCATCCCACGCCCTGGCCGCGTCCGACGGTCTGCGGATCACACAGGTGTCGAACATGAGCGCCTCCGCCAGAGCGCGAGCCTCGACGAGAATATGGCCGATGTCCTCCGCGACACTCTCGGCTTCGGTCACGTCCTGCTCCCAGGCGCGTACGTGAGACGGATCGTGAAAGCACCTCGCGGAGTAGCAGCTTGAGACAGAAACTCCCACCAGTCGGTGAGGAGATCGTCAATGGCCTTCGGCCGGTCTTCGTACCTGCGACTGATACGCGCGTCGTCGATAGCCACGTCGACCTGCGTCGCAGGGTCGGATCGGACGCTGGCGCGTCTCGACACGACTTCGGTGACGACGTACGCGACGTCCGACGGGTCGACTGTCACATTGTTCCGCACCGCCCACCGCGTGATGAGTTGCTCAGCTTGTGCAATCCAGATCGTGACCTGAGCTGCCTTGGCCGGGGTGAAGGGAGCGCCGTTGAGCACTTCGATGTCATCGAAGACGTTCGTCACGGCGCTCCCTCCTCCTCAGGTCAGGTTCGCTGAGGCCTGCGGCGGGTCTTCGCCGCCGCAGCAGCATTGCCGGGGTCGCTCTCCGGCTCCGCATCCTCACCGGGGCCGGGGATCGTGTCGTCTGGATGAACGAGATCAACCGCCCACTCCGGCACGTCCGAACCAGCCAGCAGCACGACGGCCTCGAACGTGTCCGGGTGGCGGACCGCGATGCTGGCGCGCATGACCGTCACTGGAGCACCTGCACAGCCATCGACCCGTTCGCGTTGTGCGCCACAGGCTGAGTGATCGCGTCCGACATCGCCTCGACGGTCCACGGGATGCGGTCCTCCCGGTAAATCCCGACGACCATCCCGGGCTCTGCACCAGCGACGCCTTCGTAGCCAGGGGCTTCCGCGGTGAGCGTGTCCCCGTAGTACGTAGCGCCCAGGTACGACGGTTCCTCGCCCATCGGGTCCACCGGCTCAGGCAGCAGGTACACCTTCTTCGGGTTGAGGACCCGACCCAGCTTCGTCGACCGACCGTAGATGTCGATCGGGGGCAGGCCCTGCTCAGTCAGGTACGCGGTCACGTCAGACTGGGCACCGGGACGAGTAGCACCGTTGGCGAGGACGGTCGCCAACTGGTTGCCGATCGCCAGCTGGTTCATCACGGCCTGATCCATGAGAAGCCGACCGGGCCGCCGCCCTTGGTTCTTCGACGCGTAGACCTCGCACCACGTGTTCAGCTGGGTGAGGCGGTCGACGGATGCATCCGCCCACCACTTACCCGTACCGGCCGAGATCGACAGTCCGGCGTCGCGGCCGAACACGTCGTTGATGGTGAAGTTCCCCTGGACGACGGTCACGTTCCCCGTGTCGATGAGGACTCCCCGCGTGATCTCGTTGCGGTCGGCGGTTGCCGCCACGGCCCGTCGGATCGCCGCCTCCAGCGTCTTTCGGATGCGGTCTTCGCTGAGGTTCTTCAGCGCCAGCTGAGTCTTCTCGTCGATAGGCTCGTTCCGGCTGATCGCAGGCAGCTTGATGACCTTCACCTCGCCGCCGCCACCACCACCGATCTCAGGGGGCGCGTTGAATGCCCGGTACCGGGCCGGCTCGACGAGATCCGCGCCGTCGACGTAGAACTCGACGTACTGGCCCGTGGTGGGCACGTTCGGCAGGTACCGTGCGAGGCTTCCCCACTGAAGTTCGTACTCTTCCAGTGACACTCGGGCGATGGCCGTGGCCTGGACGGGGTCGATGATGTCAGTCCACAAAGGCATGGCTCAGCCCCTCGTCATGAAGTAGATGTGCGGGACGATCGCCGTCACCGGTGCCGTGAATGTCACCGGGAGCCGATCGATGTACACCGTCTCGGGGTGGGTGATGATGTGGACGTTCACGTCCTCGACGCCGTCGGTCTCGTAGTCGCCGCCGACGAAGCCGAGCTTGTTCCCGCCCGCGTCGGTCCACGGGACGATCACGTCCAGGTCGTTGATCTTGACCGGAGTGCCGCACCGGACGAATCCGTTCGGGAAGTGTGTGGCCAGGGTGAACGTCGAAATGTCCAGCACGCCGGAGACGCCATCGCGAATCCCCCGCGTGTTGTACATCCACGTGTAGTCACCCGTGCCGAGAGTCTTGGTCGTCAGACCAGGCATGGTGTCCTCCTAGGACGTCTTGGTGGTGAACCGCCTCGCCTGCCTGCTCGCGGCGTACGCGTCCATGGCCTCGACGAGATTCGGCTTCGCCCCGCCACCGGATTGGCCGGCGGAAGGGTCCGGGCGTGGGGTTCCAGGCTTCGCGCGCTGGTCGAGGTCCGCCTTGATCGCCGCGGCGTCGGCCTCTAGTTCTGCCGGATTCGATCCGACAAGTCTCTTTGCCCACGTTAGGGGCAGTCCCATCTTCGCAGCAGCCTCGTACTTCGCCAAGTCGAGGGCTGCACTCTCAGCCGAGGCCTTGAACTCGTCGCGTTCCCTCTCGGCCCGCTCCTGGGCGGTTAGCGAGTTCTCCTCGAACTCCTTCACCTTCTGCTGGGCCTCGGCCAGTTGCCGCTCCGCCAGCGCCCGCGCGTGCCGCTCCGCCTGCAGAGCGCGCTTGCCCGCCTCACCCAGCTGGGCTTCGTCACCGGCCTGCGGTTCACCGCTCGGATCATCTGCAGGTGGCGTCGTGGAAACATGGATCGTCGCACCCTCGTTCGCGTCCATCCGGGCATCCCCGAACGTCGCTCGGTGGAACGCCAACACGTCCTCGACGGTGGCAGCACCGCCGGTGTAGGCCGACTGGAACGTGGGCTGCACGTAAGCGTCCAACATCTCTCCTTCTCGCTTGCGAATCGCTCGACACAGCAACGGACTTCGCGTCCGCGCACTCAAGGGACGATGTACCCGAACACGGTCAGCAACCGGATCGCGTCATCCTCATCAGACGCCAACTGGTAAATCCCATACGGCGTCAACCGCGGCTTCCCGAAGAACGCCGTCGTCGTCAGACCATCCGCGGACCGAGTTGGCGTATACACGCCACCAGACACCCTCACCCGGTGCGCGTTGATCACCCGGATCATGTCCGCACCATCCTCGATCGCTCGACGCTGCGCCCTCGTCAGGTCGGTGACATCCTCCGGGCCGACCCAGGCCCCCGACCTACCCATCTTCGCCTCGGACGTCGGGACCATCACACAGTCGCAGTGCGGATGACGCTGAAACCCCTGGACCTTGTAGGTGCGGCCCGCCAACACGGCACACCGCTGGCAGCACGGCGGGTTAACCATCCGCGTCCACGTCACCCGCACGTTCGCCGTAGACGCCGCCTCCGCAGCAGACGCCGCTGCCGCCAGCTGCTCAGCAGTGAACCGGTCCAGCCACGCCAACGCCTCAGCCTCGGACTGCGCCAGCAACTCCTCCACAGTCGCCGACACCACCGCATCAAGCGACCCAACCGCCACGCCGTCCACCGTGTAGGCACCCGCTACCGACGACGGTGGCACCCGACCCGCGGCCGCAGACACCACCAGCTCTTGCTCGGCGATCGCCGACCCCACATAGTCGACAGCCGTCGCCGCCATCCCCATCTGCCCGGCGGCGATGACGTCCGCGATCCCCTCGCCGATCCCGGAGAACCGGTGACGTACCGCGGCCACCGTCGCAGCGACTACCTCGACCCGCGCCTCGTAGTAGTCACCCGTTGAGCGGAGCATCAGGCATCCGGGACACGGACAACGCCTTCACGATCGGGTCCGCGGACCCCTCACGAGACAAACGGTCCCGCTCCTGGTTCTTGCGGGCCTCATCCCAATCGAGCATGTCCCACATGCCCTCGACGGAGATCGCCCCCACCTGCCGCATCTTCACTGCAGCGTCCACAGTCTGAGCGATCGTCGACGTCCCCGGGTCGTACCAGAGAGTGCGGATCGTATTCGGTTTCCCCCACTCACCTGTCCGGAACCGCTCATGCAGACCCATCACCCACGCCCACGCGTCACCGTCGAACTTCGACATCTGGCCGACCCTCGTGACCAAGCGGACCTCATCAGCGCGGATCGCGCCCTCAGCCGCCGGATTCACCGTCTGCTGGCCCGCGTACCTCGTCGGCAGGCCCAGCACCGACGCACACCACGCGAGCATGTTGTTGATAGCGTCCGTGAAGTTCTTCAGATCACCAGCCGTGATCTGGAACACCCGCGAGTTCTCGTTGCTCACAGCCTTGATCGCCGTCAGATACGACTCCCACACCGGGATCGGCTTGCCGTCACGGTCCGTGAAGTCACCTTGCGCCGCGCCCGTCAGGATGTAGCTCGGCAGCGCGTGCGACTCCGCACCAACCTGCATGTTCGTCAGCAGACGGGCAATGCCATCAGTCAATCCGATGACATCCCGCATCGCCGACCTGCCCACCTCGACACGACCCGACATCGCCCGCCGACGATGCGCGAACATGACGGCCGGGACCACACCAAGCCCGTGGTCGTCACGGTCCGACACCACCCATCCACGTCGATCACGGACCATGTGGATCGTCGACCCAGGCAGATACAGCGTGCCATGCGTAGGAGACGACGCCCGAGCAAACGGCCCCTTCCACAACCGGAGCATGCCCTGCATGCGCCGTGTCACCGGGTCGACCGCGTACCCGATCTCGCGGGGGTCCTCCACCGTGATCCGAGGGTTCTCCGGGTCCTCCGGGTTCGTGTGCACCGACACGAACGAGCGGCCGAACACCTTCTCCTCCTGGTGCAGGACGATCGACTCAGAATCGAGGTTGTTGTACTCCCACGCCTCCGTCAACGCCTGATCCGCACGAGTCGAGTCACCCGCCCGGTAGAACCCCCGCAGCCGCTGACGTAGCGTCGGCTCATCCACGGCCATCCCAGGCACATTCAGCACCGTCTCGAAATGCCTCAGCTCAGGAGGGACGGCGATCCCGATGTGCTCCAGACGCTGCGACCCCTCGTAGTAGGCGTCCAGCCTCCCCATCGGCCTTTCCGCATCACTGATCCGACGACGCAGGTACGCCACGATGTCCTTCTCGTCGTCCGACAGGACAGACGCCTCAAGCAGCAGCACGCGTCCTCCTCTCGTCCGTGGAACACGTGACCATCACCGGGTGAAGCAGATAACCGTCGACCTCGTCTCCTGGCCCCACCCCGACGCCCTCGCATCACACGCCGCTTCGTGGGCCAACACTGACGCCATCGACGGGTCGATCTTCTGCGTCTCCGACGGCTTCTTCAGGATGTACCGCTCACCAGGCCGAGGCGACTTACGAGCGTTCTGCATAGACAGGTACGTCAGCGGGCACCCGTCCTGACGGATACGCCCCGTCGACAGATCCGTCGAGAACCGCACCAACGCCGAATGCATCGGTGTCACCCTCGACGTCTCCCAGAAGAAGACCGTCTCCTCCCCGTACGCCGAGATCCACGTCTCACCCTCAGTCCGCCACATCGGCGGGTCCATGTACATGCGAGACACCGGATATGCGCCCATCACCTCAGCGAGCGCAGCATCCACCTCCAGCCGAGGGACACGACCACCATGCTGCGCAGGAATCCAAATCGTCGGAGCACGATCAGGCCCGAACCGAGGAGTGAACTGGTACCCGTCCCGCGTCTCAGCCCGCAACGCCGTCCAGTCATCCGAATCGGACCCATCCATACCCAGACACACAGGCGTCCCACGCGCAGGCGGAGGAAGCCACACCATGTCACCCGGCATAAGCCCCCGCCCACAAACCCTCAGGCAGCCACGACCCCTGGCCCCGCACCAGACGATTCCCGAAGAACCGCTCCGCCTGCTCCGGGTCCGTCGCCAGCAGATCAAGCGCCTCAGCCTCGATCGAGTCCAAGTTCACGTGATCCGCACCCCGATACACGTACCGCAGGATCTGACGACGCTCCCGCGCCACCCGGAAACTCAGCGCCCCACCATCACGCCGGCGAAGAACGTCCGGGTTCCGCCAGAACACGAACACATCCGGACGCTGAGACTCCAACGTCACCTGCGCGTACGAATCCTCAGACGGGTCAAACGCATTCGTCGTCTCGAAGGTCCGCCCCCCCATACCGGCCGCGCCACGACGGATCGTCTCCGCCACCTTCCGCAGCTTGTTCGTCCGCGTAAACAACCCAGACTCATCCATGTACGCGTCAGTCACCGGATTACCCAGCCTCGACTGCGCAGACGCCGTGATCCGGTCTATCCGATCCATCTCCGGGTCATCGGACAACCCCCGGATACGGATGAACGTCTCACGAGGCGCCAACAACTCCCGCAGAGGCCCCAAATGGATCATCGACACCAGAGGCCGCCAAATGTTGTCCACCTGATCCTCGGACGTCGCCATGATCTGCACCAACGGCGACGGATGACGCTCACCCATCGGCTCACCCGGCAGATACGGGTACTCCCACCCACACGGACACCCGTGATCACAACACCGGTACACGTCCCTCTCAGACGCCCACCCACAAAACTCAGCCGGCCCACACGCCGACAACGCCGCATCCGTCGCCGTCAACGGCCCCTTACCGATCTTCTGCGGGCCGATCATCGCCGTCCGCCGAAACTCGAACGCCTGATTCCGCAGCGGTCGATCCGGATCATGCACCACACCAGGCCGAATCCGACCCCGGTTAGCAGTCACCCAGAACTGAAAGTCATACTCCCGGAACGGCTTACCCCTCTCATGCCGATCCGGCACACGACAATGCTGCTCTTTCCACGCTGACCACAGATCACCGAGCGTCGGGAAATCAACGACGAACTCGGGCTCAGGCTGGCGCAGCTCTCATCCTCCGCACAGGCGGAGTGACCACGACAACCTCATCATCCTGCTCCACCCGGCCCCGACGCCCAGCCAACTCATCCGGAGCCACCCGCCACCCATTCTCACGCAACCCGGCAGGCGTCAACCCGACCTGGTCCGCGAACCGATGCAACGAGTTCTTATCGGCAGCAGTCGCCGCCGACGACTCACACACAACCGCCGTTCGCACCCACATCGCAATCGAATGCAACCGCCACGCCTCCGACGGCATCGCCCACGCCACAGCCTGCGGCGTCCGCCATGCCCACCGCCACAGCGCACGCTCCCGCGCCTCCACATCGGCAGTCCCACGCTCGTCCACCGAGTAGTCACCCGCATACACGACACGCTTCGGCAAAGGCCACCTGGGCACCCGACCCCGAAACCCCTCAGCAGGAAGCACAACGACCGACGCGCCCAGCCGCTCAGACCGCGCCGACCCCGGGTCCTTCGCCGGACCAGACCGGTTCCGAGCACCTCCACTGGCCACAGCGTCCTCCTCGGCGTCGCGCCGGACCAGGCCTCGCGCCATGGTCACAGAAAGTCACTAACTCAAATGTTTGAACCCGCCGCACCAGGGAAACCCCTCCTCCGCGGTTCCGCTGCCGGGCGGTCTCGGGGTGGTGCCCCGGGTCGTGGTGACTGTGTGTAGTCACTCCGGGGTGGATGTGCTTCGAGCACATGTCGTGTGCATAGTGTATCGGGTGTGGGTGGCGTGAGCCAGGCTTGTGTGCTGGGGGTCAGGGTGGTGGGCGTCGCGGTGCGGTGGCGGTGTTGCAGGGGACGCATTCGGGGCCGCGCCATTGGGTGCGGTCGTGGTCGTCGTGGCCGAGGTGCCAGCGTGCGCCGGGTGGGATGGGTTTGCCGCAGCGCCAGCAGGTGGCGTGGCCGGCTTTGACGATGGG